CGGTTCAAGTGGATCTAGCGGTTCTTCTGGTTCAAGTGGATCTTCAGGAACAGCTGGTACAAGCGGAACTTCTGGTTCAAGTGGGTCCTCTGGATCTTCTGGATCTAGTGGCTCTTCTGGATCTAGCGGTTCTTCTGGATCAAGCGGTTCTTCAGGAACATCAGGAACAAGCGGGTCTTCCGGTTCAAGCGGTTCATCTGGGTCGAGTGGGTCTTCTGGTTCAAGTGGTTCATCTGGATCAAGTGGATCTTCAGGAACAAGTGGTTCATCTGGTTCTAGTGGTTCATCTGGTTCTAGTGGTTCTTCTGGTCAAGATGGTAATTTTGGCGGCGCTGCTTTCAAATATAATTTTGATACTACTACTACAGATTCAGATCCGGGTTCTGGCAACTTTAGGTTAAATTCAGGAACGCAAACATCTGCTGATAGAATTTTCATTGATGATGAAGATTTAGACGGTACAGATATTCAAGATTATCTTAGAGTTATTGATGATTCTACTTCAAGTATTAAAGGTCATGTAAAAATCACAAAGTTACATGACAGCTCTAAGTTTATTCTGTATCAAATTAGCGGAGCAAACTCTGAACCAACAGGTTACTTTAGAATAGATGTAGATTCTATTTCTCAATCTTCAGCTAACCCATTTTCTAATGGAGATGATTGTGTATTAACTTTTGCTCGTACAGGTGATAAAGGTGATTCTGGCACTTCAGGAACAAGCGGAAGCAGTGGTTCTTCTGGTTCTAGCGGTTCATCAGGATCTTCTGGTTCTAGTGGCTCATCTGGTTCAAGTGGTTCAAGTGGAACCTCTGGAAGTAGTGGTTCTTCTGGAAGTAGTGGTTCCTCTGGATCTTCTGGATCTAGCGGTTCTTCTGGATCAAGCGGTTCTTCAGGAACAGCAGGAACAAGTGGAACTTCTGGTTCAAGTGGGTCGTCAGGATCTTCTGGTTCAAGCGGATCTTCTGGCTCAAGTGGATCTTCAGGAACAGCAGGAACAAGTGGAACTTCTGGTTCTAGTGGGTCTTCAGGATCTTCTGGTTCAAGTGGATCTTCTGGCTCAAGTGGATCTTCCGGTTCAAGTGGATCATCAGGTACAGCAGGGACAAGTGGGTCTTCTGGTTCCAGTGGTTCATCCGGTTCAAGTGGATCTAGCGGTTCTTCTGGTTCAAGTGGATCTTCAGGAACAGCTGGTACAAGCGGAACTTCTGGTTCTAGTGGGTCTTCAGGATCTTCTGGATCTAGTGGCTCTTCTGGATCGAGTGGATCTTCAGGAATAACAGGGGCAAGTGGACCTTCTGGTTCTTCTGGAACTAGCGGATCATCGGGAACAGCAGGAACAAGTGGATCTTCTGGATCAAGCGGATCTTCTGGATCTTCTGGATCTAGCGGTTCTTCTGGATCAAGCGGATCTTCAGGAACAGCTGGTACAAGCGGAACTTCTGGTTCTAGTGGTTCTTCTGGTTCTAGTGGATCTTCTGGTTCTAGTGGTTCTTCTGGATCAAGTGGGTCATCAGGAACAGCTGGAACGAGTGGATCTTCTGGTTCAAGCGGATCTTCTGGATCTTCTGGATCTAGCGGTTCTTCTGGATCAAGCGGATCTTCAGGAACAGCTGGTACAAGTGGAACTTCTGGTTCTAGTGGTTCTTCTGGTTCTAGTGGATCATCTGGTTCAAGTGGTTCATCTGGTTCTAGTGGTTCTAGTGGAGTTGCAGGAACAAGTGGATCATCTGGTTCTAGTGGTTCATCTGGTTCTAGTGGTTCATCTGGTTCTAGTGGTTTATTAAGTTTAACAGGTTCAACAGCAAATGGTGTTATAACTTATGATGGCAGCGGCAATAATGCTACTGCAGAAAGTGATTTAGTATTTGATGGAACTATATTAAGAGTGGGAAGTGTTTCTAGTGGAGAAAATCCTTCTCATTTCTTTGGAAATAAAAATTTAGCTATAAATGGCTCTAGTTATACTACTGCATTAACAATAACATTAAATGATCACAATTCAGCTTATGTTAAAGTGTTTATATCAGGTGATTGGAGTTCTCATAGCGCGATAGCATTTGTGGGAGAATATATAATTCAAAATGGTGGAGATGCTTACTCTGAGCCCGGAATAATATTATCTGAATATGATAATTTAAACAGTGATTCTATACAATCCAAGATTGTAGATCCAAGTTCAGATGCATTTACAATACAGTTTAAGTTAAGTGATGCAGATAATGGTACTTCAACTGTAAGAATATCTTATCAAATAATGGGCGAAATAACATCAGTCTCATAGAAATAAAAGTGTAATTATTATAAAGTCATGGCAGATCAAACAACTCCAGTTTTAAAAATTTTAAGAGGCAACGTTGGCATAGGAACAGCAAGTCCTAGTTTTCAATTAACCGTAGTTGAAACAGGTGACTCCGTGAAAGCGGATTTCACTAATAATGTTAACGCTAATTTTAGAATAAAAACAAGTGGAACAGCTGCTCAAATTGGCCCATCAACTTCTAGTAATCTTGAGATTCAGACCGGAAATACTACCCGTTTAACTGTAGATTCATCTGGTAATATAGGTATAGGTACTACAAGTCCTGCTTCTTTATTACATTTATCTTCGTCTAGTAATCCAACTCTTACTTTAACGGACACAGGAACTAGCGGCAATAATACAACTGCTGGCATTATTCAGTTTCAAGCTTTAGATAGCGCGAGCAACAATGATACATTTGCACAGATTTACGGAAACGTCGATGTTTACACATCTACTGCAGAAGTTGGCCAATTAAATTTCAAAACAATGCAGTCAGGAACCATTTCTGATGCAATGGTTATTCAAGGATCTAATGTAGGCATAGGTACTGCAAGTCCAAATAGGAAATTAGATATAAGTGGAGCTACACAGAGTTGGGCTACAGCTCCTGCAATTCAGTTTACCTCTACAACAACAGCTGGCGCTAATGTTAGAAATTGGTGGGTAGGACCCGCTGACTCAACCTATGGTAATTTCCATATTTTTCCTAGCGCAACGCAAGGAGGTAACCCCGGAAGCAATTCGGAAGCAGCAAACGGAATTACAATAGATTATGTAGGTAAAGTAGGTATAGGTACTACAAGTCCGGGTACTTTGCTTGAAGTAGCGGGTGTGATTAAATCCAGTTCTACATCTAGAGTTCAAGCTGATACGTATAACAACTCTGCAAATAGTGCAAATATCATTTATCGTTCTGGCACAAGCACGATTGTAGGTAATAACGCAAACGCTTTAGTTATCTTAGATGGTGGTAATGTAGGTATAGGCACTACAAGTCCCGACGCTAAATTGGAAATCAAAAGCGATGGCTCTGCAGCGGGTGGAGCTGAAATAAGACTTACTCACGCTAATAATAATAGCACTGATGTAGTTTCTACTGTCAATTTCGCAAATAACGCTGGATCTGTAGCAATGATTCAAGGGGGAACGACGGGTGCGAATAATACTGGCTACATTTCATTCTTCACAGACAACGCTGGCACATCTTCAGAAAAGGTACGTATTATTGCTGATGGTAAAGTTGGTATAGGTACTACAAGTCCGGGTGCCACTCTAGATGTAAGAGGTGATGTCAGATTAGATAGTGGAGGAAGTACCGATAGAACTATATATTTTAGAAATCAAAATTCTTCAACCACAGTAGGTGGAGCTATCAAAAGTGATCAATATCTTTCTCTGTGGGCTGGGAATGGATCAGGGACTCCCGCTCAGTATCTTACTATCAAACCTGCTGGCAATGTAGGTATAGGTACTACAAGTCCTTCTTATAAATTAACTGTTACACCTTCAGATAATGACGGGATTCTTATTGACTCCTCTAGTGATTCACATACAGGTTATATTTATTTTGGAGACGCAACAAGCGATACTGTAGGTGCCATTTCTTACGATCATTACAGTAACGCTTTGCGTTTTAATGTTTCGAGCGCTGAAAAAATGCGTATTGATACAAATGGTAATGTTGGTATAGGTACTACAACTCCCGGCACTTTGCTGCATGTGTATCAGAATTCTTCTTCTGCTTTGGAAGTATTATTTGAAAATGATGGTACTGGTCAAACTGGATTAACTTTAAGGTCAGATAGAAGTGCTGATGGTAACGTTGCTGGTTTTATTCACTTCGATGCTAATGATGACGCTGGAAACAACACTCGTTACGGCACTATTGAATCATTTATAGTTGATAATACTAATGCAACTGAAGATGGCCGTTTGACATTTAGTACTATGGTGGCAGGAACTGACACCGAAACAATGCATGTTACTGATGGTAAAGTTGGTATAGGTACTGCAAGTCCTCAACAAATCCTCTTTGTTCAGGCAGCTTCAAATGTTAATTTTGGAATTAGTAATAACTCAAGCGCGTTAAGAATCAATGCGGTAAATGACGCAGCTGATACAAATGTTGCCATGGAGCTGACCGCAAGTAGCTATTCTTTCTTAGGTTCTGGAGCGGTGACCTTTAATAGCGCTTATAGTTTTCCAACAGCTGATGGCTCATCTGGTCAAGTACTTACAACAGATGGTAGCGGTACTTTAAGTTTTAGTTCAGCTGGAACTGGTACAATATCAGGTTCTGGTACTGATAATTATATACCTCGTTTTAATGGTACTACTGCTTTAGAAAATTCTAATATTTATGATAATGGAACTAATATTGGTATAGGTTATACTTCTCCGACTGAAAAATTATTTGTTAAGCACGGTTCGGTTAATACTACAATAGCAAGATTTACTGGTGCTAATAACGATAGGGGATTAATTATAGGAACAGCAGTATCAGGTAGTACAAATGATTCTGTAATTACTTTTGATGCAGTGTCACAAAATAGCGTTGGCCAACACGCTTTTAAAACTGATGGTACTGAAAGAGTGAGAATTGACGAGAGTGGCAATGTTGGCATAGGTACTGCAAGTCCTTCCGCAAAACTTCAGGTTTCAGATCAAGCTCTTATTGATGGATTAACAATAGGTCGAGGCGGTGGAAGCGTATCTTCTAATACCGCTTTAGGAAGTTCAGCTTTAAATTCTAATACTACGGGGATTCACAATACAGCAGTTGGGTTAAGCGCATTAACTTCTAATACATCTGGTTGTCAAAACCTTGCGATAGGTAGTTGCGCTTTGTATACAAATACTACAGGTAGAAGAAATACGGGCAGTGGTGTTTATTCGCTGCGATACAATACTACCGGAATAATGAATTCTGGCTTTGGTTATGGTAGTCTGTTTTGTAATACAACTGGTGGTTATAATACAGCTTCTGGTTATAAATCTTTATTTTGTAATACTACAGCAAGTAAAAATTCAGGCTACGGAACATATTCTTTATATAAAAATACTACTGGAGCTTGTAATTCTGCATCAGGTTATGGGGCTTTAACTTGTAACACTACAGGTACTGGCAATACTGCTAGCGGTTTTAAAGCTTTACAACGTAACACAACAGAAACAAAAAATACTGCTGTAGGTTTCTTTGCTTTACGCGAAGCTACGGGAGCTAGTGAAACAGTAGCTGTTGGTGGATGTTCTTTATATAATAATACTGGAACAGGTAATACCGCAGTAGGGTGGCAATCTTTATATACTAATACATCAGGAACTGAAAATGCAGCATTTGGAAATGCTGCGTTATACGGTAATACTACAGGTGATGATAATGTTGCAATGGGTTTTAAATCTTTATATTCTAACACTAGTGGTTCATTGAATACAGCTGTTGGTAAAGATGCGATGTTTAATAATACATCGGGTACAAAAAATACAGCTGTAGGTTTAAAAGCTTTACTTACAAATTCTACAGGCAGTAATATTACTGCTCTTGGATATCTAGCTTTATGCGTCAATACAGTAAGCGGAAATACAGCTGTTGGTGGTGAAGCGTTTTTAGCTAATACAACAGGTGATAAAAATGTTGGCATGGGGTATAAAGCTGGTAGATTTACTACTACAGGGTCTAGTAATACTGCTAGTGGTTATTATGCATTAAAAGTTAATACAACAGGCAATTCTAACGCAGCTTTTGGGTCGTGCGCTTTAGCTGCTAATACTACAGGTCGTAATAATACTGCTGTTGGTGGTAACAGTTTAAAAAGTAACACTTCAGGAACCTGTAGCACTGCTGTTGGTCACGCCGCCTTATCAAACAACACTACAGGTATTCGCAATAATGCGTTCGGGCTTCAAGCTTTATGCAGTAATACTACAGGTGGTTATAATCAAGCTTTTGGTATTTCAGCTCTAGCTAGTAATACTTCTTCTGTTTATAATTCAGCTTTTGGGCATTCAAGTTTATATGGTAATACTACAGGCGCTTCTAATTCTGCTTTTGGTTACAATTCGTTAAAATGTAATACCACAGGTAATTGTAACGTTGCTGTTGGTGCGTGTGGATTATGGAGCAATACTTCAGGTGAGAAAAATGTTGCTGTTGGTTTTAAGGCTTTATTCGCTAATACAACAGGCAGTTCTAACGCAGCTTTTGGGTCGTGCGCTTTACTCGCTAATACTACCGGTTCTCATAATGTAGCAGTTGGTTTGAGTTCCTTAGCTGCTAACACATCTGGGCAAAAAAATGTTTCAGTAGGTAATTATAATTTTGCTAGTAACACTACAGGTAGTAATAATAGTAGTTTAGGTTATGCAGCTCTTATTAGCAATACCACGGCATCTAATAATACTGGGGTTGGCATGTGTTCTTTGTATTCTAACACTACAGGAGATTGCAATACCGCGAATGGTGGTAACTCTTTGTTTACAAACACTACAGGTGTTCGCAATAACGCATTCGGATATCATGCTTTATATTATAATACAACAGGTGGTCATAATGTAGCTTTTGGTAATTCAGCTCTATTTACTAATACTACTGCTTCTTGTAATTCAGCTTTTGGGCATGGAGCTTTGTACGCTAACACTACAGGTTCTAATAATACCGCGAATGGTTATAACGCTTCAAAATGTAATACATCGGGTACAAATAATACATCTTCAGGTTATCAAGCTTTATGTGCTAATACAACTGCTAGTTATAACGCTGCTTATGGTAGCCGCACTCTAAAAGATAATACAGGTTCTAATAATACCGCTAGTGGTGCTTACGCTCTCGCAAACAATTCAACCGCTGGTTATAACTCTGCTTTTGGTTCTAGTGCATTGAGAAACAATACTACAGGTTCTGGGTTAGCTGCTCTTGGGGCAAGTGCTTTATATGCTAATACAACAGGCGTTAATAATACTGCTGTAGGCGCCCAATCATTACAAAATAATACTTCAGGAACCTGTAATACTGCTGTTGGTCACTCCACCTTATTAAATAATACTTCAGGTAAAGAAAATGTTGCTGTTGGTTTTAGAGCTTTATGCGCTAATACAACAGCTTGTCATAATAGCGCGTTTGGTACTGAAGCGTTAAAAGCAAATACAACGGGTAGTTATAATGCTGCATTTGGTGATAGCGCTTTAGATGCCAACACCACGGGTGTACATAACCTCGCACTCGGCGGTGTAGCTTTATCTGGTAACACTATAGGTTCATGCAATACAGCTGTAGGTTACGGTAGTCAACAAGTTAGTACAGAAGGCTCTAACAATGCATCTCTAGGTTTTAGAGCAATGAGATGTAATACTACAGGTGAACGTAATGTGGCGCTTGGGAGTCTAGCCTTATATAACAATACAACAGCTGGTAATAATACAGCATCTGGCGCTTGTTCTTTATATACTAATACTACAGGTAGTAACAATGCGACGTTGGGTACCTACACATTAAAAATGGCGACGACTGCAGTCAGAAATACTGCATTAGGTTACATATCTCAGACAGCTACTACCACGGGTAATAATAATACTAGTAGCGGTGCTTATAGTTTAAGATATAACACAACAGGTACTGAAAACGCAGCGTTTGGCACCTATTCTTTATATTGTAATACAACAGGCGCTTGTAATGTTGCTGTTGGTTCGTGTGCATTACGCAACAATACATCAGGAACTCGCAATGTAGCAGTTGGTTTTTGTACGTTAAAAGCTAATACTACTGGAGTATCAAATATAGCTTTTGGTGATAGAGCTCTTTCAGCCAATACTACAGGCTCCCATAATACTGCTTCTGGTTACCTTACTATGCGTGTGTCTACAACCGCAAGCACTAATGTAGCTATCGGTCAGCAAGCTTTATACGATTTAACAACTGGAAGTTGCAACATTGCATTAGGTAGCGCAGCTGGTTTATGGAACACAACTGGTAATTTTAATATTTTAATTGGTTTTAATGCGGGTAGAGGTACTGAAGATTCTACTACTTATAGTTCTACAGTTGCAGTAGGTTCGTACGCTTTAAATCAAAATACAACAGGAGCTAATAATGTTGCTACCGGAAGATCGGCATTACAAAATAACACGACAGGAAATAATAATACTGCTAGCGGTACATATTCTTTATATAAAAATACTACAGCAATAGACAATGCTGCATTTGGTTCTGCAGCATTACAAAATAACACTACAGGTAGTTATAATTCTGCTTTTGGCAGACAGAGTTTACACAGTAATACCACTAGTCATTACAATAGCGCTCTAGGTTATAAAGCTTTATACACTAATACTGGTTTAGGTAATACAGCTAGCGGTTTTTATTCTTTATGCGCTAATACAACTGGTAATTACAATACAGCAGTTGGTAAAGAGTCTCTACGTGGTAACACTAGTGGACTCCTAAACGTTGCTATTGGTAATAGATCTTTATTTGCTAATACCACGGGCTCTTGTAGCGTTGCGATGGGCTCTGCCGCATTAGAAAGCGCTACTACAGCTGTATGTAATACAGCAATAGGAACATCCAGTTTAATAAGTGATACTACAGGTCAATTAAATACAGCATTAGGTGCTTTAGCTGGTTATGCTGTAACAACAGGAGGCAAAAATGTTGCTATTGGCGCGAGAACTTTGTGCTCTACTACTACAGGAGATTGTAATGTTGCAATAGGAACTGATGCGTTTAGATTGAATACTACTGGTAGTTCTAATGTTGCAGTAGGTCAACTTGCTTTATACGCTACTACAAGCGGCACAAAAAATACAGCAGTTGGTGCTGAAAGTATGAAATGCAATACCAGCGGCATTAGAAACGTAGCTGTTGGAGTAATGGCTTTATACAACAATACTACTGCTACTGCTAACACAGCCAGTGGCGCTTATTCTTTATACAAAAATACTACGGGAACTGGTAATTCTGCATTTGGTTTTCAACTAATGTATTGCAATACAACTGGTAATTACAATACAGTTACTGGTATGTACGCTTTATACAAAAATACTACTGGCTCTTATAATACTGCTAGTGGATATAATGCTTTATCATGTAATACTACTGCATCTGGTAATACTGCAATGGGTCATGCCGCTTTGGCCGCTAACACTACTGGATACGGTAATGCTGCTTTTGGAAAAAACACTTTGTTAGTTAATACTACAGGTGCTGGTAATACTGCTTTTGGAGAAAATGCTTTAGATGCTAATACAACAGCTTCCAATAACGCAGCATTTGGTTATGTGACTCTCACTTCTAACACAACAGGTACTTTAAATGCGGCTTTTCATCAAGGTTTAGTTAGTAATACAACTGGTTCTTGTAATTCAGCTTTTGGTTTTCAATCTTTATATAATAATACAACTGGAAATTATAACACTGCAACTGGTTTAAGAGCTTTATGCGATAATACAACAGGTGGATCTAGTACGGCGATGGGAACTCTTGCGTTAGCATCAAATACAACGGGAGAAGCTAATAATGCTTTTGGCGCAAATTCATTAAAAACTAATACGACTGGCACACAAAATGTTGCTATGGGTGGTAACGCTCTTTGCGCCAACACAACAGGTAATTATAATACAGCTGGTGGTTATCTAGCTTTATGCAGCAATACAACCGGAGAACGCAATACCGCTTTAGGCAGAACAACGTTGAAGGCTAACACAACTGGTAGTTTTAATAATGCATTTGGCATGTATGCTCTAGAGTTAAATACCACAGGCTCTTGTAATACTGCAGTAGGTTATTTTTCTTTATATGCTAATACCGGTGGATGTCGAAACACTGCATCAGGTAACAGTTCTATGCAAGGAAACACTACTGGGTGGGAAAATACCGCTAGTGGTTTTTATTCATTGCGTTGTAATACGACTGGTTGTCATAATACGGTATTAGGTAGTTGCGCTATGTATAATAGTGAAACAGGCATATACAATACTGCGCTGGGCCATTCAGCATTAAAATCCAATACTACTACTGATAATAATACAGCTATTGGCGCTTGCGCTTTATGCGGAAATTTACAGGATAGCAATGTAGCTGTTGGTATGAGCGCTGGTAAAGCTAACACTACAGGTAGCGTAGTTGCTGTAGGTAGAGATGCTTTACTATCTAACACTACAGGAGTTTCTAATACTGCAGTAGGTAAATTTGCCGCGCAATCAAATACATCAGGTATCAGAAACACAGCTGTAGGTGAATGTGCATTACAAAATACCACTACGGGTAGTGAAAACACCGCAATAGGTTTTCAAACTTTAAGAGTAAACACTACAGGTGGTTGCAATACCGGTATAGGCAACGAAGCTTTAGAGCTTAATACTACAGGGGTACAAAATACAGCTGTAGGTAGAACTGCTTTATATTCTAATACAAGTGGTAACTACAACACTGCAGTGGGAGCTCTTTCTCTACAAACCAACACAACAGGAAGCTGCAACATTGCATTAGGAAGAACTGCTTTGTATGCCAATACTACGGGATCTGGTAACGTTGCAGTAGGGCGCAGCACCATGCTTTGCAACACAAGTGGTATTCAAAACACAGCTGTAGGTCTTAACGCGTTAACCAATAATACAACAGGTCAACAAAACACTGCATCTGGCGCGTACGCTTTAGGTCTCCAGACTACTGGTAGCTATAATGTTGCAATGGGTCGTACAGCTATGTACGAAAATACAACCGGCTCTCACGGTAGCGCGTTTGGTTATGATGCTTTGAGATGCAATACAACAGGTGCGGGAAATACTGCCAGTGGTTATATGGCTCTCAGAAGTAATACTACTGCGTCTTACAATAACGCTTTTGGTTGGAAAGCATTATGTGGTAATACTACTGGTAGCTATAATGTTGCAATGGGTCGTACAGCTATGTACGCTAATACAACTGGAACTCATAATACTGCATCAGGTAATGAATCTTTAGCTTGTAATACTACTGGTTTTGGTAATACAGCCTCTGGTTACAGAACTCTTTTTAATAATACTACCGGAGAAAGAAACACAGCTGTAGGTCATTTAGCAGCTGCTAATACCACATCTGGAAGATGGAACATAGCGGTTGGTGCTTGCTCTATTTATACTAACACTACGGGTAGTTATAATGTAGCCACTGGATATAGAAGCTTATTTTATAATACAGGGGGCTGTGAAAATACTGCATCTGGTTTATATGCTGGATTTGGCATTACAACAGGTGGCTGTAATGTTGCTATCGGAGCTAGATCTTTAGAATGTAATCAAACTAATAATCAAAATGTTGCTTTAGGTTTTCAATCTCTAAAAAATAACTTATCTTACGGTATGACCGCTGCTGGTGCTAACAGTTTGTACACTAATACTACTGGTACTTGCAGTGTTGCTTTTGGCGAAGCTGCTTTATATAAAAACACTACAGGTAACAATAATACAGCATTAGGTGTATACGCTCTTTTATGTAACACTACAGCTCCCGATAATACTTTTATAGGTAGATGTGCTGGAGCTTTAATTACTACAGCAGGATATAATATAGGGGTCGGTGGTTCAACTTTAAAAGAAGTTACCACCGCAAATAACACTGCGGTTGGATTCGCAGCAATGCTATCTACTACTTCGGGTGGTGGTACTGCTATAGGTACTTATGCTTTATATGCAAACACAACAGGGGTAAGAAATACTGCTAGCGCTTATTATTCTTTAAGAGCTAATAGTACAGGAAGTGATAATGTTGCATATGGTCATATGAGCTTGAGGAATAATACAACTGCTGATAAAAATACAGCTTTAGGGACGTGCGCTTTATATACTGCTACTACGGCTCAACAAAATACAGCTGTCGGTAGAAATGCACTGTTTGCTACTACTACCGGTGGTTATAATAGCGCTGTAGGGGCAAGTGCTCTACAAAATAATACTACAGGTGCAGAAAATAATGCTATGGGTTGGGTCGCTTTATACGCTAATACTACTGGCTCTTATAGTACCGCTAGTGGTCATTATGCTTTAGCTTGTAACACCACAGGTTATAAAAACGCTGCATTTGGTTATAAAGCTTTACTTAATAATACTACTAGTAACCATAATTCTGGTTTTGGTAATCTTGCCGGACAAGGTACATCATCAGGTTGTTATAACGCTTTCTTTGGGTCATTTGCGGGTTGTGCAAATGGAACATCATGTCATGTTACTGCAATTGGTTTTCAATCTTTAAGGCATAATGCTAATACAGATAATAACACAGCTGTTGGCGCTTGCGCTTTATATACTAATACAACAGGCTCAAGAAATACTGCGTTAGGCGCGTCTGCTTTAAAGCTGAACTCGACTGGAAGCTGCCATGTCGCTGTAGGTCATGACGCTCTAGGGGTTAATACTAGTGGAATGGAAAACACTGCTGTTGGTCACAGGTCTATGTGCAAAAACACTACAGGGTCTTACAATGTTGCTGTTGGTTCAGAAGCTTTAGGTTGTAATACTAGTGGTAATCGCAATACAGCAATAGGAAGAACTTCATTGCTTAAAACCACTACGGGTAGCCAGAATTCTGCTGTAGGCATGTATGCTGCTCTTTGTAATCAAACAGGAAGCGACAATGTTTCTATCGGTTATTTAGCTAATCGAACAGCAGCAACAGTTAGTAATAATACTGCAGTTGGCGCTTGCGCTCTGTGTAATAATACCACTGGTAATAATACAGCTCTAGGTTTATCTGCGCTTTTTAGCGCCACTACTGGTAATTACAATACATCACTTGGCACTCAATCTTCACTTTATACTACAACAGCTAGCAATAATGTAATTGTTGGTTTTCAGGCTGCAAAGAAGACAACTACAGGGGGAACAAATACAGTTGTTGGAAGTCAGGCCTTTATGGAAAATACTACAGGGTCTAAGAATACTGCAAGTGGGTATAAAGCTTTAACTTCTAATACAACAGGTGAATGTAACATAGGTATGGGATTCTGTTCAGCGCCGAGTATTTCCACTGGTGAGAAAAACATAGCAGTAGGTATTTGTTCAATGCGCCAACTTACAACAGGTAGCTGCAATACCCATTTAGGTCATGAGACATCATGTCTTAATTTAATAGCTCAAAATAATACTATAGCTGTAGGTTACCAAGCTACGACTTCAACTCAATCAGGAGACAACCATCATACTGTCTGGGGTAATAGCAGTAATAATGTTTGTAATTGTGTACACAGTTCGTGGACTGTAGTTTCTGATTGTAGAGATAAAACAGATATTGCGCCATTAAATAATGGTTATGGTGTAAGTTTCATTAAGAAACTATCTCCTGTAAGTTACAAATGGGATAATAGAGAAACCTACGTAAGAGAATGTCAATGTACTTACGGTGAAAAAGATGGATCATTAAAATCTAAAAAATGTCACTATGGCTTTATTGCTCAAGACATAAAAACATCTTTAGAAGAACTAAATATTACATTTGATGCATTAGGTCATGATCCTAGTCAAGATGCTTACAGATTAACTTATGAAGAATTAATCGCTCCGCTAGTTAAAGCTGTTCAAGAACTCACAGAAAGAGTTGAAAATCTTGAAGCAGGTAATTAAAATAATTAGTGACAAAAATACTAGTTGGAACTCCTGCGCATGATGGTAGGCTAGACGTTTGGTATACAAATAGTTTAGTAAACACCGTCAAAATGTCTTTTGAAAAAGATGTTCGTGTTGATCCTATTTATACTAGTTTCGATAGTCTTATTCAAAGAGCTCGTAATTCTTTATTTAAAATTGCTGTTGAGGAAGATTATGATTATTTATTCTTTATTGATAGCGATGTCGAGTGGGAGCCAGAGTGGTTTTACAGAATTATTGAATACCCAGAAGATATTGTCGGGGCGGCGCTTGTTAAAAAATCAGATGATACAGAAGGTTACACTTGCAAGTTGCTAAATAAAAAATTAGAATTAAATGAAAGAAAAAATCTTGTTAAAGCAGACGCTGTGGGTACAGGGTTTTTAAAGTTTTCTAAAAAAGCTATTCACGCACTTTGGGATAACAGTCCAGAATATAAAAACGAAGAAAAAATGGATGATACTCCTGACAGGTTGGTTTGTAATGTAGAAATAAGAAATGGAATTTTAATTAGTGAGGATTATCTTTTATGCAAAAAAGCTAAAGATCTAGGTTTTGATTTATGGCTAGATCCAACAATAACAATTAATCATATGGGGCCTAAAAAATTTATTGGTAATATTGATAAATTTTTGCAAAAACTTGGATACTATGTCTAATCCTGTTAAACCTCTAGGGGGTACAGAGTTAATGTACAATGAGTTGAAGCGCAGAATCTCGCCCCAATACTTTCAAAAGTTTTCTATTTTTAATTACGCTTCTTACGCTGATTTTAATAAGCCAACTGTTTATTGGAATCAATTATCATACGACCAAGAAGCTGTTCAATTTCTGTTAGACCTTCAGCTTGTAGAAAAAATAAATTATTTTGTTTTTGTAAGTAATTGGCAAGCGGAAATTTTTCGTAAAATGTTTAACTTAAGAGGAGAGCAAATAAAAATTATGCGCAATGCGTGTTTGGGTGTTACTCCTGATTTAAATAAAAATAATAATAAATTAAAAATCTGTTATACATCCACACCTTGGCGGGGTTTAAATGTATTATTAAGAGCATGGGAGCTATTGAGACCAGCTGATTGTGAGCTCCACATCTTTTCTAGCACAAAAATATATGGGCAGCAGTTTGATCAGTCTAGCGGAAATCAATATGACTATTTGTATGAAAAATGCAATTGTTTAAACAATGTTGTTTATAGGGGTATGACTGATAACGCTTTATTAAGAAGTGAATTATCTTCATTTGATATTTTAGCTTATCCTAGTACTTTCGAAGAGACTTCGTGTATATCAGTAATCGATGCGCTTAGCGCTGGTTTAAAAGTAGCTTGCTCTAATGCTGGCGCACTTCCTGAAACGACTGAAGGGTGGGCCGAAATGTATTCTTTCGTTCAAGATAATGAAAAACATGCGCAAGTTTTTGCGTCTGTATTATCTAAAGTTATATCAAAATATAAACGCGGAGATTATAAACAAGATTTAATTGATCAAGTAAATACTTATGGATCAAGATGGACATGGGATAAAAGAGAAAAAGAGTGGGTACATTTTTTAAACGCAATTCAATAAATTAAAAATTTTATATTTAAAAAGATAAGTGTAATATATATTAATAGAAATGTCTTTGTATTAGAGACTTTCTGTTTAAAAAAACTAGTTAAAACATATAATATATTATAAAATTATGGAAGAAGAAACAAAAACACAAGAAGAAGTTCAGGCTTCTATTACTGCAGCATTTGATTCTGTCAATTTAATCAATGGGATTGTTGATGGTTCTCAAATGGCTACCGAATCAACCTCAGAAAAAGAAGATACAGTAGACAGAAATGTCGCGCATCTTGAAATCATGGAAGCTAAGACATGGTTTTCTGATGGTTTAACCAGTCAGCAGGAAACTGATATTGATGCAGCTATCGCAACTGGTAAGGCTTATCTTGCCTAATTATGACTGAGAAGTATTTGGTTTTTCACGTAGAGGGAGGCTTAGGTAAAAACGTAGCTTCCACAGCGGTGATTACTCATTTGAAAAAAAAATACAACGATAGAAAAATCGTTGTCGTTGCCTCTTATCCAGAGGTATTTTTAAATAACGAAAATATACACAGGGTTTATAGGGTCGGGGCAACACCTTATTTTTATGATGATTATATTCATGAAAAAGACACTATCGTTTTAAGAAAAGAACCTTATTACGAGAATAATCATGTTATGCGAAAAACGCCTTTGTATGAAACTTGGTTTAATATGTATGATATTCCTTATGATAAAAAGGAAATCAGTCCTTATTTACCAATGAATGGAATGCAAGAAATCTGGTCTCAAGAATGGCGACGTGAAAAACCAATACTTCTTTTACAAACTAATGGCGGTCCTTTGGATGAAAATATGCAACCAAACGCATATGCTTGGACAAGAGATATGCCGCCAGCCATAGCTGAAATTATAGTAAAAGCAGCTGCACAAAAATATCATATTATTAGAGTTTGTCGTCCTAACTCTTATCACTTAGAAGGTGTTGAGAGAGTAGATGCGCCTTTAAATAATTTTCAGTTATTTTCTTTAGTTAAAGCTTCTCAAAAAAGAGCTTTAATTGACTCTTCTTTGCATCATGCTGCAGCTGCATTTAAAATTCCTTGTACTGTTTTGTGGGTGGGAACAGATCCTAAGATGTTTGGATACGATATACATAATAATATTTGCGCAAGAGAACCTTCAGGAAACGTAAAAAGAATTGATAGCTATATTTTTGATTATGATTTTCATGGAAACCATCATGAGTTTCCTTATTATTCGGATGATGTTATTTTTGACTCTAAAGAAATATTAAATTCATTAGCGCTTTAAAAAGTGTAAAGATATATATGGTTTCTTATAGCGTACATGATTTAGCTGATGAAATATTCGGAAATGAATTCGAATATGATAGCGGATACGCGCAATTTTATTTTATTAGCGGATGGCTTGCGAATAATGTAGGTCAATTAAATACAAAAATCTTTACAGAGTTTTCAGTAGAAAGTGGTAATTTTACTCCTACAGGTCAATTTCAACAAGAAGAAAGAGCTATATACAAACAAATGTATTTGTATGAATTTTATACCAAAAAAACTAGACAAGTTTTAAGAGGTGTTGATTCTGCTGTTGATTTTATCAGTTTACGTGAAGGTGATACAGCGATAACAAGAACTAATAAAAATGAATTAGCTAAAACTTATAGAGGTTTAGCTAATGACGCTAAAGAAGAGTTAGATCAATTAACTTCTCATTATAAGATTTATAGAGCCGCTCCTGTTCAGGTCGCAGGTTTAGATGGCGAAGGTTTGGTTACGGGTTCTGGGATCTGTTAATACAATACTACACGACAATAAAAAACCCCAACCTCTTAGAGGCTGGGGTTTTTGCTTTTAAGGATTTATCTGAATCAGTCTAACTTGCCAGCTCCTAATTTAAAGAACCCGCTAGTAATTGAATCTAATGAATCTTTATAATTTCCTGACATGAACACACCGTTTACTGTATCGTTAGCTCCACCAACCTGAACAGTGTAAGTTAAGTCAACACTTTGGTTATCTCCAATAGCTTCTGAATAAGTTTCAGATTGAAGAATAGCTCCTTTAATTGTGTATTGCATTTTAGGTTTAGGAGTGGTTGCGTTACTATCATTAAGAGTTAAGGTGAAATTATTCTTTTGGTTTTCAGCCATAATGTCGAATAGATTAGCCTCTCTCAATTCTGCAACAACTGCACTTATTGTTAAATCAAAGTTAATTGGAACATCCACAACTCTAGTATATCCAAAAACACTTCCTAATCTTTGAAGAACTGTTCTGGATAAAGGTATCGAGAAGCTGAATGATTGAATATGCGCTTGATTTGCACCACTAATAGCAACAAAACCATCACCTTCAGGAAAACTTAAGGTAATATCTCCGGGCCTTAAGGCGCTAATTAAACTGTTTCCAGTAGTGAAACCAGTGAAGTTAACTCCCATCGCAGTAGCAACAGCATTGCTTCCTTGAAAATGTCTGCTTTGGTCTAATTTGTATGATTTTCCTATAGCAGTGAATTTTTCAGCAGGAGTATTAAATAGATTAACTGCGGGACTATTGCCGCTAATAAAAGAGTTATCTATGCCGCTCAAAGCAGCACCATTGCTAAACGCATTAGTTTTACTTGCAGCGGTAAATGTGTCAGTTTTAATATTGAAAGCTTCTACAGTAACTGAAGCTGTTGGAAGACCTCCGACTGATGCTTCAAAAGAGTAATCAGTGATAAAGCCATTACCTATTGCGACAACGTTTGAGTTTCCTACTAAAACATCTGAACCAACTACGTCTTCACCTTCGTCAACCGTTAAGATGTAGTAATTATTTCCTTGAAGATCAGATAGAAGGCCTGAAATAGATTGGGCGTTAGGAGCGGTTTCAGTGTCAATCGATGTACCACCGGGAGCTTGACCATCTAGTACTCCAGTGACATTAAAACCTAATAATCTTTCATTAAATCCATCAGTTACATAGTAACTGAAATCCAAACCTACAGTAGGAGGTTCATTAATGATAGAATCAATACGAGCTAACTTGCCAAATTCATTAACATCTTGTCGATTAATTGTAAAGTTAAAATTACAATTTTGAACACGATCTAATTTCTTTAACAAAGAAATACCTGACCCTAAAGATCCAGTGCTTACTGGTCCGAAAGGAGCAGATGTTATAGGGCCTGACCCTGCTGCTTCTACCCCGCTAACTTGAGCGCCGGTAGCGCTAGGGGCGATGAATAAAGCTTGACTTTGGTATATTACACGATTTCTTGCCATAATATTTTTTTTTGTTTTAAATTGTTATCTTTATTTACAGTTTTTCGTTTATTTTGTGAAATTTATAATCTTGGATATCTAAATGCTTTTATTTCAAAATCAACAAAACCTATATTTAGTTCTGGATTTAATTCTTTTATGTTGTTATCTCTTATCTTGGAGGTGTCTACGTCGGAAATAAAAAGAATATTTGAAGCGTTGGCCGCTTTTACGTTTTCATAATCGTATCCCGTAGGGTATACTCCACTTTTTACAGCTCCAAATTCTCCAATTGGATGAGAGCTTGTTGATACTTTGGCTATAATTTCATTAAAAGAATCAGTAAAAGTACTTAAAATACCATCTAATTGATATAAGTTTTCACAAAAAGCGACTATTTTAACTTGAGAAGTGGTTTCGTCTTCTCCTCCAAAAGAAAAAGGTTTGTTAGAAGATTCTTCCATGGACGCAAAAACAGCTGGCGTGACTGGGGTGTAGGGTTTTATGTAATCTTCTGAAACAGTAAATCTACTATTTGTTATATATTTATTTTCAATTATTAGTTTTTCTTCTGTTTGATCAGTGATATAGCTATTTATTTCTTTTACTGTATAAGTTCCAGAAATATCTAATCCAGTATTCACGCCACTATTAAAAATAACTCTACCGTTATCAAAATCAAACTGCATACCGCTTGTTCCTGTTGCAAGAAATGTGCCGTCTACTGTTACTCCGCTGGGCACTGTTACGCCTGTTATGCTATTGTCATAAGCAAACTGTTTGTATGGAGATCCATAAACTACTTTGCTGCCGCCTAATCTTTCGTCTGTATAATTGTAAAATTTTGTTGTATAAGTTTTGTAAGCATCGACTTTTTTCATTAGAAAATTATCGAACCACAAAAAGAAGCTATTCATTACATCATGAGAAAATGTTGATTTCATAATTGTTTTCTATTTAAGTCTCTAAACTTTTTTTCGTATTTGTTAATTAAAGCTGATATATATTGAGTGTTTTGAAATTTTAAACCGCCTCTAACTCTTCGTTTGCTTTGAATACCAAATCCAGATCTACTAACACTCTTCTTTTTTAAGTAAAATCCTAAACCTGATATGCCTCTTTCAATTCCTTTGGCCCAACTTCTTCCATTTGCCCAAGGCATAGGTGTTGCTAAAAATATCATCTTAGCGGTGGGTATTTCAAAAGTTGCTGTTGCTAAAGATCTGCCACCGCTTGATATTCTGAAAGTTGATTTTTCTAGCAATTGTCTAATTGGATCTATAGGTCTTGATCCAGCATCAAAACCTATAAAAGAAAACAAATTAGTTACTCCACTTAGAGTGTTGGACAGATTAGGAGCTGTTACGCCAAGTTCTATTTCTTGAGTGATAGGGTGAGCGTTAAACTCTTCAATCATTTCTTGTTTTATTTTTTCAAATTCTTTTCTTATCAATGAATTTCTTTTTGAAACGTATTTCTTATCACTCTCTAAACTTTTAAAAAGCTTTGAAAATGGTTTACTCATATTATGAATCTGGTTTTAGGTATAATGTGTAGTATTTATTATCAAATAAACCATGAGGTCTAAACGATGAATTTAGAACGTATCTTTTACCATCTACATCAAACCTTTTAGCATCTTTTATGTAATCATAATCCTCTGCTGAAATTTTCAATCTTACTGTTCCTACAATTGCATCAACTTTAATTTGAGACTGCATATTTGCATCTGACCAATATCTTTTTCCAATATCGTCTTCATATTGTATTCTTGCTTTAAAAGTCTTATAAACTGGTGTATTTACATATGAAGTGGCACCTTCTCCAGTGTCGTAAAGTGGATTAAAGTTAGGATCAGTTATAATAACAACTTTCGAAGCTTCTTTATAAACAGTAATATTTCGAGCAAAAGTCTCATGAATATCATCTATTACTGAATTCAATGCGGCTCTTTCTGATGTTGAAATTAAGCTTGTCGCCATATTTATCTTTACACTGGTTGAAAAACTTTAGAATATTAAATATTATATAGAGAAAATAAAAACTATGGCCAAAGTTTTACATACATTTACGATTAAAAGATCTGCTGAAATTGAAGAAGAAAAAACTGAAACAGTGAAAGACGAAAAAGGTGAAGACAAGATTCGCACTTACAAAGAAACTGTTACGAAAGAAATTCCAGTAGAAATAAAAATCAATCAACCTTCTAGAAGGCAAATGCAAGAAGCAGACATGGAGTTTAGTGTCGAGATGAGCAGATGTATTAGAAGTGGAATTCTAACGAAAGCGATGCTTTTAAATAAGTATTCTGATACTGGAGGTTTAATCAGCGAATCTGATGCAAAAACTATGGTTGATTCTGCTGAAGAACTAAGAGATTTACAGGCTCAGTTAACTATTCTAAATTTAAAACCTGAAGCTGAAAGAACTGCCAAAGAAAAAACGGATATCGATACTGTTACTTCTGGTATATTAGCAAAGCGTAAAACTTTGATGGAAAAAGAAACTAGTTATATTACTCTTTTTAATCATACCGCTGATGTTAAAGCTCAAAATAGAGCTATTTTATGGTATGTTTTGAATCTGACATATTATAAAGATGAAACTATGGGTGATAATTTTTCTCCTATGTTTCCGGGTAAAAATTTTGAACAACGTGAAGCTGTAATGTTTGATTATGAAGATTCAGAAAACGAAATTTATCAAAAATGTTATAGTAAATTAGCTAGCATTGTAAGTTACTGGTTTTTTACTAGTAATGTAGATTCAGATGAGTTTGAAAGAATAGTAGAAGAAATAGATGGACCAACAGAACCAGACGAATCAGGAGAAGGATCAGAAGAAGGATCAGAATGATTCTGTAAGTAAATACGAAAGCACTTCTTTAAGAAAAGCTTTTCGTGATATTAAAAAAGGATTCTCTAAGATAAAGTTCTTAGGGAATTATTTTTATTTAAAACATATATCTTTTGATGACCAAGTAGATATTGACGAAGTGTATGATAAATATTTAGAAGAAGCTAAAGAAAGAGGTGTCCCAACTCATGAAGAAACTTTAGAAAGGCTTTTAGAGGAAGGCGAGTGGAGTAAAAAGCAAGAAAATAGAATAACACAGCAAGAAGATTTTATTCAAGGGTTAAAAAATACTAAAAAAGTTCAATATTTAAAAAAAGAAATTAAACGTTTAAATTCTGACATTGAAAAAGGCGAAGAAAAATTAAATCAATTAAAAAATGAAAGAGCCGCTTTGTTTTCTAGAACAGCTGAATCTTATGCTGAAGAAAGAGTAAATGATTTTTATATTTTAAGATGTTTATACAAAGATTCCAGTTTGAAAAATTCCGCTTATTCTGAAGAAGAGTTTGATAGCATCTACTCTGAAGATTTATTTGCCATAATTAAAGAGTATAATACTGTCTACGCTCAAATAAACGATGATTCAATACAACACATAGTTTTACAAGATTTTTATAATTTATTTATGCCTTTTGCTGAAAACGCTCAAGAATTTTATGGCAAACCTATTTGTGATTTAAGTTATAATCAACTTAAGCTTCTTATTTATTCAAGGTATTTTAAAAATATATTTAACAATAATGACAAAATGCCAGAACATATTAAAAAAGATCCAGATAAAATTATTGATTATGTAAATGCAAATGAAAATGTTAAAAAGATTAGAGAGAAAAATGCTGAAAAAGATTATTCTGCAGAATCTATAGTGGGTGCTTCAGAAGAAGACTTAGAATATATAGGCGTAAAATCTAAAGAAGAAAAAACTCTTTCGTTATCAGAAGAAGCTAAAAAGAAAGGCGGTTCACTTTCTATGGATGATATGATGAAATTATTTGGATAGTCGTATTTTTTACTGCTTTTTAGTGTAAATAATGTAATATGGCGATTCAGGTAGATGTATCAGCTAATCAAAGAGCTTTAATTGATTCTATAAACAGAGGTGTAAACGCTTATAACAAAAGGTTTGCTAAGTCTAATAGTATAGATTTAAAAATAAATGAGCGCTCTTTTACTCAACCTTTAGGAAGAATTACGGGTTCTGTCGATGATTTTGGAGCCGCTATGGCAGCTTCTAATGCCCGTGTTATAGCGTTCGGTGCATCTACAGCTGTTTTGGGTACTGCTGTTGCTGGCTTTAGATCTTTAGCTAAAGCTACTATTGAGGTAGAAAAGAATTTGACTGATGTTAATCGTATTTTACAGCTATCTACTTCAGATCTTCAAACTTTTGGAAAAGAGTTATTTAATATTAGCAAAAGAACAGCTACTTCTTTTAACGACGCTTCTAAAGCGTTGCTTGAATTTTCTCGTCAAGGTTTAGATGCTGCAGAAACATTGAGAAGAACTAATGATGCATTAACTCTAACTCGTTTGGCTGGATTAGGAGCAGAAGCTTCTGTTGCAGCTTTAACCGCTACAGTTAATGGTTTTTCTAAAAGTGGTCTTACCACTACACAAGTTTTAAATAAATTAGTTGCAGTAGAACAGTCTTTTGCTGTTAGCGCAAGAGACTTATCTGAAGGTCTAGCTCGTACTGGTCAAGCAGCTCAAGAAGCTGGAATTAATATAGATCAATTAAACGCTTTAATTTCTGCAGCACAACAAAGAACTGCTAGAGGTGGTGCTGTTATTGGTAACGCTTTAAAAACAATTTTTACTCGTTTACAACGTAGCGATACTCTCGATAGGTTGGAAGAGTTTAATATTGCAGTTAGAGACGTTCAAGGAAATACTTTACCTGCAGCTGCGGTTTTGCAAAATTTTGCAAACGCTTACGATAGATTAGCTGACGCTCAAAGATCGCAATTATCTGAACAGGTTGCTGGTGTTTATCAGGTTAATATTTTAAAAGCTATTATAAGTGATTTAAACTCTGAACAGAGTGTTTATACTGCAGCTTTAGAAAAAGGAGCTAGAGCTTCTAACGAAGCAGAAAGAGCTAACGCTCAATTGAATCAAAGTTTATCAGCTCTTTTAACTCAATTAGGAAATAACACTCAACAACTTGCTTCTCAAATAGGTAGCGTTACGTTTGATCCTTTAGCCAAAAGCGCCGCAAAAGCTGCGAATTCAATTTTAGAAACATTTACAGATTTATTAACTGGAGAAGGTTTTGGCAGTGATCTTGCTAACGGGCTACTAAAAGGTATTAGAAATGTTTTAGGTGGTCCGGGCGCTGTCGCCGCTTTTTATACTTTATTTAAATTAGTTCAAAATTCTTTTACGTATGTTGCGCAAGCTTTACCACAGTTAGCTGGCATAACAACTGAAACTCAAAAAAGACAAAATTTAGAACAAGCTATTTTGAGTATTTTGCAGCAAGAAAGTCAAGTGCAAAAAGCTTTAATAGGTTCTACTGGAAATCAAAAGAGACAAGCAGAAATTTTATTAGGTGTCGCAAGGCAACAAACAGCTGAGTACGTAAAACAAAAAAGTATAGCTGCAAGCTTAAGTGGTGTATTGAGAGCTCAAGGAGTCACAATCGGAGCTAGAGGTTTGCAGGCAGGAAATCCTAAAACTAGAAGCGGAGGTTATATACCACCATCCGCTAGAAAAGCAGAAAAAGCTGGAGCTTTAGCTGGAGGCTACACTCCCGGCGCAGTTGTTAATTCTCCTGTAGGAGGAGTAATGAACACTGCTGAAAACGTTAAATATATTCCGGGTTTTGCGCAACCTTTTATTAATCCACCTAAACAATCTAGAGCTGGAAGATTGCATAAAATAAATGCATTAAGGGAAGTCGGAGTTGATCCTTACCAGTATGGAGGGTTCGTTCCTAATTTCGCAAAATCCCAAAAAGCTGTTAATTTTCAAAGAGGAAGAAGTTTTGAGCAGGTAGTTGGTAATATGATTGGAGTCGCGCCAAAATATAACGCTCCTATAGATTATGAAAAAGTCATTAAAGGTAGAATACCGAGGAGTAAAAAAATTGGTTTTGATCTAAGCATGTATAAACGGGGAGCTTACGCTGACGCTCATGTTGGGCTTGGGCATAATAGTGCTCAGATTATATCTAAAATATTAAACCATCATGCGAATGATAAGCAAGGTTTAGATATATTTGAACAAGATGGTAAAATACTTTTAGGGTCTAATTTTGTAGAAATAATTGGAAAAGGCGCTGATATCAGGGGCCAGATAAAAACTTCCAAGTACGGCAGTTTAAATGCTACTGCTAAAAATAATTATAGTGAATACGAAGGTCAGACATTTAGAACCGCTTTTGATAAAGATAAAGTAAATATTCCTAATTTTGCAGCAGCTTACAGAAATGTTTTTACAGGCGAGTTAAATAATTCAGCTATAGCGAGAGGTTTAAGATCTGGGGCTCTTACTTCACAGCAAGCTAGTGCTATGGGGTATAGAACTTCTGGTTCAAAAATAAGTGACAGAAAAGCTAAAAGAGCAGCATCAGTTAACGCTTTAAATTATACTATGGCTTATGTTCCATGGGATGTTGAAAAATTTAGAGGAGGAAGAAGTGGCGGCAGGTTAAATATAGCTCAAGGAGATGCTTACGAAAAATATGTTTTAGGTTTAATTAGTAGTGGTAGATTGAAAGGTACAAGTGCATTAGGTCAACCTTTTTCTCTTGGGGCTAGGCCAGATGTGCGCAGTAATGAGGGATTAAAAGGGGGAAGAAATGCTCGTATAGATGGTTATTCTTTATCTGCTGGAGAAATGTACGAAATAAAATCTGGAGATTTAGGTGCTAGTTTAGCTGGGGTTCAAACTAAGTTTATAAAAGCGTTAGAAAATAATCCTCAAACACTTAACCCCGAAAGAAAATGGAAAAATTTTGTTTTCAGAACGACCGCTGCTAAAGGAAGAGGCGCTAGTGGTGGATTTATTCCTAATCTTGCTTATAAAGGTGAAGTCATGGATCTTGAAGAATTTATTAGCGGTCAAAAAGCAATTTATTCTAATGAACCTTTTCCTCATGTCAGAAATGCGAGCCAACCAACATTTGCATCTGCTATCGCAGATCATGGTGGTTTAAGTAACGCTTTAAAAGATTCTTATAGAAATCAAAGTGCTGCTGGAATGGTTTATGGTGGTTACGTGCCTAACTTTGCGGCAAAATATCAAACTGCTGTTGGCGACATGGGTCCTGTTATAGCTGCAGATTTAACTGCGCAAGCCCAACAAAACTTAAATACAGAGATTAAAAATCTAATTCAGTCTTATAAAGATGGAAATATAACAAGAAAAAATTTAACAGCATCAACTAAAAAATTAATTCAAGAAAACAATTTAACTCAAGAATCAGGAAAAAGATTAAGGAAAAACGTTAATGCTAGGGCTAGATCGGTTGAAAAATTAGCAAAACAAGAATCTAAGCCGGGACTGTTAGGTAGAGCAGCCGGGATGGTGCAAAAAGGTTCTATTGGATTAGCTATCGGAGGTCCAATGTTAGCTGGTTTAGCTGAACAAGCTTTTTTTGGCGATAGACAAAGAGCTGATTTATCATCAACTGAAAGAGCTATGCAAAGCGGCTTAAGCACAGGTTTGACTTCTATAAGTACTGGTTTAGCGGTTGGTTCTGCTTTTGGTCCTATCGGAACTGCTGTGGGTGGATTAGCTGGTGCAGCTATAGCTGCAACTTCAGCTTTTAAGGCTGCTACTTTAAGTACAGAAGAATTAGCTGAAGCAAATGCAAAAGCTGCGGAACAAGCACAAAAAGACATAAACGCAGCAAGTTCTTACATAGAAGCTCAAAGAAAATTAAGTTCATTGATGTCTTCTGGAGCTTCTCAAACAGAAATAGAAGCAGCTAGCGCAGCTTTAAGCAAAAATTTCAATGCAATAAAAGATACTAAATTGCAAGAAGAATTTTTAGCTACTGGAGGTAATCTAGACGCCATGAATAAAAAATTGATGGAGTACACAAATCTAGTAGTAAGAAGAGGAGCTGGAGAGGCATTTTTAAGTTCCGATTTTTCTAGACCTGCAGAACAAATAAGTTCTCAATTATCAGTTGCTACTGCAGGTATGGATGAAAAAGATGTTTCTGATTTTTTTGCAAGAATTTCAAAACTAACGCAGTTAGCAGATTTAGACAGAAGAATTGCTGTTACTAGCAGCATGATCGAAGGTGAAAATGATCCATCGTCACTTATTGGATTTTATAGCCAAAGAGGATCTTTATCACAAGAAAGAGATGCTTTATTTAGAACTTTAAGCCCTGAAGATATGTTAGGGTTAGATCCTGTAGTTTTAGCTGAAAGCGGCAGTAAGAAAGCTTTTGAAACTTTGGCGCAAAAAACTGCAGAATTTTTAGGAATAACAAGAGAAACAAGTGCTTTATACGATGATGTAGTTAAGAATTTTGCTAACAGTTTAGCTAATGGAAAAAGTTTGAAAAAAGTTATTGAGCAATTTGAGAGATCGACATCAAATAAAGATCTAGCGGATTTGATACAAGCAGGGCAAAATGCTGCAACAGAAACTTTTAATTCTATTTTTAGGCGGTTAAGGGAAAGTTTTTCGCAATTAGACGCTCAAGCAAAAGCTTCTTTTGAGCAAGCTAGATCGACAAATAAAATAGATTCAGCTTTGAATGATTTTGCAGATTCTATTAATGATAGTATGGCATCTTTTATAATTGGAAACGCTCCTAATTTTCAAAAATATCAAATACAACAACAAAATGCAGCAAGAGTAGCTAATGCAGCTTTAGATAAATCGAGTAGAGATTTTAGAGATTTTGATTTAAAGCAAAATGATGAAAGGTCGGCGTTTTTAAGAAAAAATACAGAAGATATAACTAAAATATTTGAAGACAATTTAAGTAAATCGCAAGTTACTGCTCAAGCCTTTGAGACGATTTTACCTAGTATTAAAGCCGGTGATTACGGGGTTGATATTCAATCTGTCTTGAATAAAGGAAGAATTGATGCAGAAAAACAAGCTTTAGAAAGTATAAAACAATTTACAGATACGCCTAATGTATCTATACCCGGAATGCCTTCTTTTCAAAGTTTAGATGCTGAAACAGATTTTGAGCAAGCTTTTAATTTTTTGAACAAGTTTTACAATTCTTTAGAAGAAGGAGATCCTGCGATAAAAAAATTAACAGAATCTTATCGTAAAGTTCAAGAAGCGCAAATAGTGTTGGAAGCTTTTAATAATCAAGAAGCCGAAACAAAAATAGAAAATGCTTTAGCTGAAAGAAAAAGAAATTTAGATAATTTTGATTTATTCCAAAGAACTGCTAGAGAAGAAGCCGAAATTGCAAAAGCTTTAGCTGAAGAAAAAATAAGATTTGAACGTTTAGTCGCAGAAGAAAAAGCTAAAACAGACGCAGAAATTTTAGAAAATCAAAGAAGAATAAATGATCAAATATCTAGAGCTCAATACCAAGTTGGCTTAGATAATATAGCTTCTCAAAGAAATATTGCTGCTATAGATAGATCTTTGAGTGATCCTAGACAAAATTTTGGTTTAGGTGTTTCTGGGAGGATGGAGAGAAGATTTGGGTTGGAAGATGATAGACTTCGTTTACAAAGAGAAGTTGAAGATAGAATTTTGCAACAAGAAATAGCTCAATCTAATTTAGAAATATTATCTAGGGCAGCTAATACAGAAGCTTTAATGCAGCTGAGTGAAACTGTTGCGAAACAATATAAAGAAGAATTAGAAGCTCAAGGTGCAGGAGGGGTTGATGCGCAAAGAATAGCTGATTATAGAGCTATGGGAGCTAGCGAAGCAGAAATTTCAAATATCATTGGTGCAGAAGCTTATACTAGAGAAATGAGTTATATTGAAAACAATCAAAGAATAGCTAATGCGCAAGCTTTGAGAAATATGGGTAGAACAGAGCCCGGAGCACCTCTTACAGAAGAAGAAATTAGTAAAAGACTTGAACAAGCAAAACAAATGCCCGGACTTATGGGAGATGAGGCTACAAAATTAGAAAGAGTTAATGATTTAAGAATAAAAAATAGAGATGCTACTAGGGAAAATGCAGATAGCCAAAGAGATCTTATTAGGGAGGTAGAAAGAGAAAGAGGAACTTTGCGTGGTTCATTTCAATACGGTGTAGGTCAAATGAGGACTGAATCTGATCAGATACTTTTAAATTTGGCTGAAACAGCGCCTTCAAGATTTGCTGATGGCATGGCAAATGCTTTGAGTGAAGTCGCTCAAGGGACAAAAAGTTTAGGTGATGCTTTTACTGATATGGCTATTGATTTTGGTCGCATGTTGCAGCAGGAAGTTTTTAGAGCTATAGCGCAAAGAGCTATAGGAAGTGTATTGAGTGGTGGATTTGGTTTCTCAGGTGGGAGTCAAAAAGGCGGCATAATTAAAGCTCAAAACGGTATGTACATAAGTGGTGGTCGCACAGGTGATCGTAATTTAGCTATGTTAGAGGATGGCGAATATGTTTTAAACAGAAACGCTGTTAGGATGATGGGCGGTCCGAAATCTTTAGATAATTTAAATTTTGCTATGGCTCCAAGGTTTAACAGAGGAGGAGGCTTTTCTATGGGTGTTGGTTTAGACAGTAAAAGAAATTTTGATGACACTTTATTAATAAACGACGCTAATACAGGAAAAATAGATGCTTCAATGTTTTCAGCTTTTGCTTATGAAAATAGTCCTTATTTTCAAGATGTAAGACAAAGAGCAGAAAAAAGGATGCGAAGAAAAATACAAAAACGATTTGAGAAGCGACAAAAAAGAGCGCAATTAATTTCTAGCATTGTTGGTATGGCTGGATCGATGTTTATGGGGGCAGGTTTAAGTGGTATGGGGGCAGCTAATCCAGCCCCCAAAGGTACGCAAACCGTAATGAATTTAGACGGAACTATGAGTAGTGTTGCTCCCGGCACTTCAACATATCTTTCTAGATATGCTTCGGAGCCAGCTCCCGGTTTTTTTGGGCGTAATTTTAATTTTCTAGGACGTAACTCAGGAGGATTTATTCCTCATGGATCAAGATTAAATGACACAATTCCAGCCATGTTAACTGGTGGCGAATATGTCATGAATAATAAAGCTGTTAAAAAATACGGTTTAGGAACAATGAATTCTATGAATTTTGGTTCTTATCAAGGTGGAGGAACCGCTAATTCTAATACTACAAATAATAGAACTAACAATAACTCTACTAATGTTTCAGTAAATATTGATAGATCTGGTAATGCTGTTTACGGAAGCGATACTAAAAGTTACGAACAGCAAGATATTGTAATATCTAAGAAGATGGCAAGAGAAATAAGCGGCATTGTTCTTAAAAATATTAGTAACGAGAAAAGATACGGAGGGGAATTACACGGTAAGTAATAATGAAAAACGCTATAACTAATTACGAAAATACTTTTTACTTTGATGGCACTGCTTTGTCTGGTGTCGTTTCTGTAGATGGTTCTTATAGCTTAGATTATACTCCTATTAATTCTTTGGGCAAAGGCTTTTTAAAGCAAGTAATGTCTTCAGCGCCGTCTATTAATATGTCGGTAACTCGTTTTTTAACTAACACTGATCCGCTTTTAAATTTAACAGGTACGAATAAATTTATAGCAGATTCTTTTGATGCTGGATTGTTTTATAAAAATAAATATTTTGCTTTTACGCAAGGTTATTTAACTTCTCTGGGCATTTCTTGTTCTGTAGGTGAAATACCCACAGTTGAAAGTTCTTTTAGCATATATGGAGATATAGGACCTAATTTTAATCCGTCTGGAAATAGGTACGCTGGTTCTGTTTTCGTTCCTCAAGTAAAAGATATATTATTAACAACAAGAGGCTCTACTACAAATAGAATAAATAGTTTTTCAATTGATTATGAATTAGGTAAACAAGCTATATATGGCATAGCTTCTTCTCAAGCTGAAAAGCCATTTGAGGTTCATAATGTTGTGCCGATTGAAGTGACAGCGAGTTTTAGCATGGAGATAGATGATTATCAAACAAAACAAGCTTTTGCGGATTTAACAAGTTCTGCAACTACAAATTTTTCAATAGATGTCAATAGCACTATTCTTTCGGACATGACTTTAGATGCTGCTGGTGGAGAAAATTTAAGCAGTTCTGATGGGGGTGGAACTAACAATTTAAATTCTTATAATAAAGGAGATTCGTCTTCAGTTTTTAATTTTACTGCTTCTGACGCTATTATATTATCAGAGCAAATTGGATCTACATCGGATGATGTTATGAGTGTAAACTTAACATATAAAACATATTTAAACTAAAATGGCAAAATTTACAGATTTAACACCTATAGCTGGTTCAAGCATGACTACTGGTCATGTTTTTGCTGTTTCCACAAGTACGGACACATTTCAGTTAAGCTTGGACGCTTTAGAGCAATCTTTCACAGGTTTAACAGCTAAAGATACAAATGGTATTTCTTTTATAGGTAATACTGTACCTAGTGGTGTTACAGTAGGTGACAATGGTTTTGTTGGAATAGATAATACTAATCCAACTTTTTCTTTACATGTAGGTGATTATGGTGGAGCAACTAATCCTGAATTCAGAATAACAGGATCTACAACTGCCAGAACAGTAAAATCAACTATTGCAGCTAGTGGTATTTATTGGCAAGCGGCAAAAAAAGCTAACGATACAGATTATTATTTGCAAGTTTCTGAGCATGACGCCGCTTATACTGGAGTTGTAAACATAGATAAAGATGGTAATTTTGGTATTTTTGATGGCGGCGAAGATTTAAGTAATAAATTTTATGTTTCAGGTGGAGATGTTAAATTTCAAAGTGGTGTTTCAGGAATTATTTTTGATCCGGGTTATGCAGAAATAAAAACTTCAACAGCTGGTGATATTTTAAACTTTAATAAAACAAACACAGACGATGTTGTTTTAGGTAATGATATTTTATATGTAGTAAACAATACTTCTTCTCCATCTGTTGGTATAGGTACTAATAGCCCTAGTTTTCCATTAGAAGTTCAGGGTGGCAGCGAGCAAACTATTATAAATATGCAAAATCTTAGCACTTCTAGAAGCAGGCTAAGAATAAGCAACTCTTCAAATGCAGCATTTATGTTGCTTCAAAATGGTCTTTTTGGAGTAGGCTCCGCATCTTCTGCTGTTTCATCAAGCTTAATTTACGATACTGTTAGCAATAAATTAGGATTAGGAACTACAGCTCCTAGTAATAAAATACATGTTTTTAGTAGTGCAGAAAACAGATTAACAAATTTCGAAGGTAAAGCTTCGAGCGTTTCTGAAGTTTTTCAAACTAACAATTTTAATAACGACGAAGTTACTTACACTGGTCCTAGACATACGCTTTATACATTCGGAAGATCAGTTGGAACTGGTCCTAGTTTTACAGCTAATCAAAGTAAATGGGGTATAGGTTTATATGATGATGGTGTAGGAACAACATATGATGATGTTTTTGTTTTTAGAGTCGATGCTAATACTACTGATTCATCAATTAAAGCTGAATTAGACAGAGATGGAAATTTTGACATAAAAGGTTCTTACACAACTAGTAATTCATATTCAAAAGGTAAATTTGTTCAGAGTTATCATACACGTTGTGTTTCATCTGATTTGTATATTAATCCTTTTAGCGAAAGTTCTGCAACCAGTGCTAATGTTAGTAGCAGCACTGAAAATCCATTTGCTGTAGCACCTTTTGCTGGAGAAATAAAAAAGATAAAAATTATTACAGCGGATACAGATTTAACTGATTTTACTGCTGGAGCTAGATTTGAAATTTCAGTTGTTAACGCGTCTTCTGGTGGCGTTAATGAACAGCTAAATTCATTTAATTCTATAGCTTCTTCCGCTCCAACTTCATTGCCTTCAAACGGTGTCGTCGCTCAATTCGCTTTAAAAGGTGTTAGTGGTGCAGGTACTGTTTATTCTTTTGAAAGCTTTTCTGGCAGTGCTGCTTTTACTGAAGGTCAATTAGTTCAATACAGAATTTCTCAAGTAAATGGCGCAGCTACAGATATAAATAGCACAATAATGTCAACAGTATCTTTCACTATAGATTAAATGTCAAAATTTTTAAATTACAGGGGTGTAGATTTTAAGTTAGAAGGCGAAGACTTTTATGCTACACAAGTTAGTTTAAATGCTCAAGCATCAGTTGATCCTGTTGTTTTGAGTGACGGATCTTTATTAAAATACGCTCCTTCTGATGCTGTTGTAGGGAGTTTAAGTTGTGATTTTTATCTTAAAGGAGCTTTGCCTTCTTATTTAAATATTACAGGTACGCATGATTCACCTATTAAAGCTGAATTTGCAAATGTTGAGATAACAGGTGTTTACCCTAAAAGTATTTCTTTTTCTGTAGAGCCTTTTCAGCCTATTTTAATTTCTGCAGAATTTGACTGGTATGGAGATGTTAAAGTAGAAGACTTCTCTGAATATGGGATTAAAAAAGTTAGAGAAAAATCTGTCCCTAATTTTTGCGCTCATTCTTATAAAAGCTTTTTGCAGTCTAGAAAAATATTTACTTTTGATTCTTCGTTTTCTTCAGGTCCAACAGGACCAAGTGGGCCAGAAGGTAAGGGATCACATATAGTTTCAATATCCTACAGGTCAAATTGTGACAGACCGTCTTTTTACAATGTTGATGAATTAATTCCTTTTAGAGTTGCTAAGTTAAATAAATCTTGTGATATAAGTTTAAGCGCAAATCATTTAGGAGATTTAATTTCAATAGAAGGTAAAGATGCGATAGCTAACATTCATGTAAAAGATTTTTATGGAACCTTGTTAGATATTTTTACAATAAGTGGAGTTTTGTCTGATCAAAATTATAATATTTCTGAAGGTCAATACATGTTAACTGAAGCTAGTATAAGCCAAGCAGTAACAGAGGAGAAAGTTTTAATTTAATGAGTTATTTAATTTCAGGTTTAAACATAAAAAATATTTCTGATTACGATAGCTCTAAAGCTTACGAGAAATATGATATTGTCGATTACCAGCTAAATACAAATTTTTCTGCTTACCCAAGTTATACTGGTTTAGGTGGTGAAACTGGTTTAAATTATTGGTTTAATAATGAATTTTTAGAAGAGTTTAATTTAGATTCTTCTACTTTTGTTACGGGCTGGAGAAATAGATCTGATTTTAATATAGAAGATGTTGAGTATAAAACTTTAATTCAGAATTCAGATGAAGAAAATGCAAAACCTGTAATTGATTTTAATGCAGATTATTTGACTTTAAAAGAAAACGAGTATTTATCAGGGGAAGATTTTGATTCTATTGATAGAACTATTTTCATATGTTTTGAAGCTTCTGCTAAAAGTGATTTTAGTGAGCAAAAACTTTTATATTTCGATAAATCAAGCGGCGCTCATGTAACAGAATTCCCTACTGGTCCTTCTGGTTTATTTCGTATAAAAGGCGAAGATTCTTTAGGCTCTGCAAAGATAATAATTGATGATGAAGAGTTTTCGGCTGTTTCTCCAATATATGAAACACCTAATATAGTTACATTAATTCAAAATGGGCAAGGAACTGGGCCAATGATAGAGGTGAGACAAAATGGAGTTTATTTAGGTAATTATTCTAATTTTTATTCAGGCTGGATGTCCGGTTTTATGGAAATAGGGAGAAATGATAACCCTAATGGCATAAAATATTATGATATGTTTGCTTTTGATGGAGTTTTAAATTCATCAGAAATACAAAATTATGAAAAGTATTTGTTTGAAAGTTATTTTGATAATGAGGGTTTGTATTTTGCCAAGCAAGATGTTCCGGCTGATATACGAAAAGCTCCAACAACTTATACTGGTATTGATTATTGGACAAAAAATATAGATGACTTATTTAAGCTTTCGTATGGTAGTAGTGCTCAGTTTTCTTCAAAATTATCTAATATTGATTTTGGAGACGGTTATAAATCAGTTTTATCTAGGAATACAAATACTTTAAACTCATCTTTTGATTTAAGATACGAAGGCTTAACTGATAAACAAGCCAAATCTCTAATAACTTTCTTTGAAAATTCTCCAGAAGCGCCCGTGAAAAGCGAATATGAATCTTACAAAGGTGTAACAATAGATCTTTTCCAACCTTATAAGAAAAATGCAGAAGTATATTTTTTAGATATATCTCACGAAACCCCTTATAATAATATAAACAATGTTTCAATAAAAGGAGAATCTTTATATGATAGCAGTTTAGATTATAAGGGAATGTTAGTTCAGCTAGACGAAGTGAATATTAGAACCTATAGTGATTCTTTAGTTGGCTTTGAGCATGATGATGTTGTTTATGTAGAAAACTCTTCATATAACGAGAGAGGTTATTATTTTTACACGGGGCAAAATACTGAAGGGGCTTTAGCGGAAGCTAAAAGACCTTTAGGCAATGACTCATTATTCACAAAAGATTTTTATTTTAAAGTCGATATAAATTATGACATAAATTCTAAATTAAGAGTTACATCTTCTGATATGCAGGGGGCAACTAATCAGTATAAAAAAGATGGTATAAATTATAATAGGTTAGAGCTGGATTTAAATTTTTCTAGTAGGTCGAATAAAGAAGCTCTAGCTATTTTAAAGTTCCTAGACGACAAAGCTGGTTACAAATTATTTAGATACACATTGCCGCAACCTTATAATAAAACAATGAATTTCTTTTGCCCAGAATGGAGTCATACTTATAACTTTTTTAATAATAACGATATAAACGCTAAATTTATACATTATACCGATGGAGGTATGGCAATTAATTTAGATCCAGTTTTTAACACCAAAATAAATTTCACTTCATGAGCACAGATTACTATAAAGAATTAACATTAAATGAGTTGCCTACAGGTTTTGGGTTATATACCGGTGTGCAAATAGTTAACAAAGCTTTCATGGGGGTGACTTATGATGCGACATTATCTTCCACTAATTTGGGTTTAACTGAAACTCAAATAAATAATGATATAACTTTTTTAGAAGATACAATTTATTTGTCTTCAGAAAAAACTCCTCAAGGTAATTTATCGGAGGGTCAAATCTCTTTAGATCCTGCGGAAACAGGTTATTTTTATATACTTCATAAAGCGTTTAATAATTTTAAACCTACTGCTACTGCTACCGCTGGTAATGAAACAGCGAAGTTAACAATAGAATCAACTTCTTATCTGGGTGATTCAGATTTAGATATAGAAATTTTTATTACAGGTAAGAGAGTTGTGGATTTAGATGTTGATCCTAAACGAGTGAAAAATTTTATTGCCGAAAAATCTTACGCAAACGCTTTATATTCTTTGGATTTTTCTTGGACTTGTGAGGAGCCTAATTCTTATGTGACTGGTTTCAGGTTGCATTTAGCTAGTAATTCAGATTTTTCTACCCCTGTTTTTGATTCTCCTTACGAAATACCAGTCGGGATAAATTCTTCTAATTTGCAGCCTTTGTATGGAAGTTATGTAGGTTTGTCTGGCATGGAATTTTCTAAAAAAATTGATTTTGATCCTGTTCAAGCTAGTGCTCAACCTGCAATGTACGCGAAACTTGTTCCTGTTAGCCCTTTTGATGATGGTGAAGAAGCAAATGACCCAATTACTTATGCTTATGGTATAGAAGATGGGTTTTCTTCTAACGATTTTAATCAACAAGTTGTTGATGGTTCTTTTGCTTCACCCGGAAGCGATTTAAAATTTGTTCCCGGCCATTTAATTTTAGAAAAAGATGTAGGTGATGGAATTGGGAATTTTGATTTAATGCAGTTTTTGTATGAATCTAATAATAATTCATATGATTTCACTTTTTATTCAGGGGTCACTGTTAGGTTTTTTGGTAGCTCTAACAATCAAGGGTTTATAGAAGCTTCAACTACTAATGAAAGAGCTATAACTTTTAATTATAGAGATGATTTTTATTATAGTGTTAATTCAGATGATAATAACACTTTTAGGTTAAATTTGGAATTTAACAATGTTAAAGTTTTGGGAGCTAATGGTGAAGGAGCTACAGTTAACGCACTAATGCCTTTGCATTCTAGTAATCAACAAAATGATGTTTCAACTACTCCTCCGCAAGATGGCGGTGATCTTTTTGAATTTGATAATTTTGACACTTCAAACTTAAAGTTTCATTACTATATATTAAAAGACACTAAAAGTATTTTTTATTCAGGTAGAGGTGGCACACGGGTTAGGAAGGTTAAAGATAGTGAAGATTTCTTCAAGTATATTCCTGGGTTTAAAATTAGCTTTGAAGATTTTAATTCTAAGAATTTTATAACTGATTCAGATTTTTCTGAACCTGAATCGAATGATTCTAATTTTCCTATAGGTAACAAAAGTTCTATTGGAGGTTTGAATTTTTCAAGCACAACTAAATTCCCTAACATATATTTAGGTTTCAAAGATAGATCTATATTTGATGAAAGAAATTTCTTATTTAGATTTACAACTAAAGATATAACCGCTAATGCTGGCACCGCTACAAATCAATGGTCGCCCGTGGTAGATAAATCACTGAAAAACGAAACAATTTTAAAAACAAGTGATGACGCTAATGTTTTAACTGTTAGAGAAGCTTATGGTAGAAAGTTTTATGAATTAGCAAGAGCTGGAACTGAAGGAGAAAGTAATAGTCAAATTAAGGCTATAAGAACTGCTAGCGAACTTGGCGACTTTGGTCCTGTATATTCAACTGATATTTACAGACAATATTTTACTATTTTAGTTTTTGCTCTAGCCACAGATCAAGCGAGTAATTTGTTTAAAATGTTTGCCCAAGATGGAGCTTCTGATGTTCATAAATTTTTGCCAAATCAAGATAACAATTATAACAATATAATACAATCTCGCCCCAATGAAAGGCTTTATAATTTTACTTTTCATCCAGATGACAATAAACTCACTGCGGTTTTTGCTGGTTCTGCATTGAATAATTCATTGTTTTTATCTAATAAGAACTTTAAATCTGGTGAAGGCGGGGGAAGGTTTACGCAACCTAACCGTTTAAAATACAGTACAGGTGGATTAGATTTTCTTTATCCAAATTTCTTTAATCATAATTTATCTAGCACTGTTTCTAATCCGGGCGCTATTCCGGGCAACTTTACCGTGAAGAATGATGGATCTGAAAATGCTAATTACGGTTCTTTTTGCATGTTTTTTGTTAAAATGTTTCCAACTGTTACTCCTTCGCAATCTTCTTATGCAGGGTATAGCGTATCTGATTTAACTTATGTAAATACTCAGTTAACATACAATAATACATGGAATATACATAGCCCTGAAATCAATAATATGACATTTCATCAAAGAATACAATTACATAACGGTTCTTATAATGGGGATGTTAATACAAGAATGTTCCTTTTTGATTATATGTACGGGGTGGCAGATACAACAACAGAAAGAGACGATAAATGTGATGAAATTATTGGTTACTTAAGTGATTACTATCAACCTTTATTATTAAAAAGTCAGTCTGACCTATTAATAGGTCAGCATAGTGGAGGCCAAAATACTTCAATAAATTTTGGATTACCTTTAGGTCATCCTTACTTAAACATAAATTACAAAAATGTCTGATTTATTTTTATTAAATAGCAAACAAGTTATTGATTTGTTCGAAATAAAATTGAACGATCTTGATGGGTATTTTAGGTTTCATGGATCTAAAAATTTCAATAGAGATTTAGTTTTTAAGGGCAACACTTATCTTTATATACCTTCAGAAATTTCTAACGTTCAATATGATTCTGAAGGAAAACAAAATAGACCTACGTTTTCAATATCTAATGCTAATAATTTTATTAGTGATCTTTTGGTTGGTAGGAATAGTTTATTAGGTAGAAGATTTTCAAAGAAAAAGCTTTTGGCGAAAGATTTAGATGCTGTTAATTTTGGAGGAGATTCTCAGAAAAATCCTATAGGTCAATCTAATTTTAGAGATTTTATTCAAGTGGACACCTATACTATTCACAAAAAGAATTTTCAAAACAAAGAGAAAGTAGAATTTGAATTAGCTAATATATTAGATATAGATGGTTTAACATGTCCTAAAAGAAAAGTTTTTAATAATTCTTGCCAGTGGACTTACAGAGGTGCTGGATGTAATTATGGAAAACTAGCTTCTTATGACGGTCCTACAATTGCGTTGCTGGATTATAAATTTGATACTCTTCAAAATGTTTTATCTTTTGAGAATTTTGCTGCTGATAATTTAGGTAATTATGTAAGTTTATGGTTAACTGACCCTAAAAGCAATGGAACTTTTTCAGGCAGGGAAGATTTTCGAATAAGACGTAGTTTTCCAGATGAAAAAAGACTTGGAGCCGGTGCAACAGCTGCTTTTAGTGTTTTAAGCGACTGGTCTAATTCTGCAGGTACTGTTAATACTGGAAATACTGGAATAATTATAAATGATAATAATATAACTTTAGAGGGGAAACCCAAGTTATATAATGAAATCAGTGTGCTTAATACAAAATACTTAAAACCAAAACAAGGGGGTGGTTCATCTCCAGTTAAGGGTACTTGGATGTATAATGAAAGATCTGTCCAGCTAAATACAAAAACCCCGGCAGTTCTTTTTAATGGGGGAGGATCTCCTCAAAGATACACCAGTATAGCTAATATTGACACTCTAAAAATAGTTAAAGATTATTCTGATACAGATAAAACTATTTTTTATGTCGGTGGTCTTTCTGGTATGTTTGATAAAAGTGGTTTTCTTCCTAATACTGATAATAATCTAAATGAGATTAATTCTAGGTTAAATGCTGTAATTAGGTCATCTGCAGCTTCAGGTTCAGATCCGGGTGATTTTGTGTTTGGTTTTGATGACGATGGTAACAACGGCACAAGTAGCAATGACCTGAGTAACAAAACAGGAGCAAAAGTTTACTCTATAAATGGTGAGCAAATATATAGCCCAACTCAATCCGGTTCAGCCGACTTTGAAAAAGCGCATATTTTTTGCATTACTTTACCAAAAGGAAGTAATAAAGAAGTTTCTCTTTATGAAGATGGAAAAAATCTTTTTATGGACAATGGTGGTTCAAAAACTATTGCTAATACGGGTTTTAAAAATTTATTTATAAATGAACAACCAACAAGCGTAACCGATCCACTACGCGAAAAAGCTAGTAATTGCTTTCTTTCAGAAATTATAATCTTTGAAAAAATATTAACAGATGACCAAATTCTTGGTATTAGCGCTTATTTAGCTAAAAAACATGGCTTAAGCATAAGTCCTGATGCAGCAAATGTAAATAAAGTTTTTGATAATACAATAGTTCGTCCTGACCATTTTTTCCGTGATGGAGAAGGCAATTTAGGAGTTCCTGTGGCAGATTCAGATGACAAAGCGTTTTTAAAGACTTATAGAGATGCTTCGTCTGACAATAGCTATGGGTTAGAAAATATGCACTTTAGGGGTGATTATGATAGTAATACAGTATACGAAAAAGGAGATTTTGTAAAATTAGATATTGAGATAAATTTTGATTTTGAAGATGATTTGAATAAACAAAACAATGCAATTCCTTCTAGATTTTTTATTTATGTGGCTGATTCGGCTTCTAAAGGTATTCACCCTTTAAGTAATTCGCAGGTTTGGATTGAGGATAAATGTTCTAAAAAATTATCTGGATGCGGTTTACGATTTAGAAACGAAAGCCTTGATCAATCAAACGTAAATAATGTTAAAATACCTTTTGGTGGCTTTCCGGGTACTGTGACTTATGACTACAAATTACCAGATTAATACTAATATTTTTAAAGAATCTTTATTAAAAGAGTTGAGGGAAAAATCAGTTAATTCTGAATTTGAGATTTGTGGGTTTGTTTTAAATGGGTGTTTTTTAGAAAGATCTAACGTTCATCCTGATAAAAAAAATTTTTTTGTTATATCTCCGAAAGATTGTGTTTGGGATAAATCAGCTGTTTTGTTTCACAGTCACCCTAAGCATATAGACAGAAAAGGATTCTCTGAATGGGATATAGAAAATCAATACTATTTTAATTTAGATACTCTTTTATACAGTGTAAATAATGATGAGTTTTACTTTAGAAAATCATGACAGAAATAAAATTCAAAGGTGTGTTAGCTGAAAAATTTGGAGAAATTTGGAAATTAAATGTTTCTTCTGTTCTAGAGGTGTTTCAAGCAGTGCAAGCTAATATTTCACAAGAAGGTAATTTATTTGCTGACTTAAGAAAATTTTGTACTCACTTTATTGTAACTGTTGATGGTTCTATTTTACCGCCTCATTTATTAAATAGTAAAATTTTAAAAAATAACACTAAAGTAGAAATAGTTCCTGTAGTTCAGGGGGGAGGTTTAGAGGCTATTGTTCTGTTTGTAATAGGCTTAGCTTTAACTGTTTTATCAATGGTTTTAATGAAAGCTTTAAGCCCTGATTCTCCTAAAGATGTTGCCACAAGTTCTAGAACTTTAGGAAAAGTTAGGAACGTTTTAAATAGAAATATAGTAGTTCCTTTAGGTTATGGTAGAATGAGGGTAGGTAGTGCTGTTATATCTAATAATTTTTTCGTATCTTATAGTGAAGAAGGTGAGTCGCCTTCTTCTTTAATAGAGCAAACTTTAAAGACAAACTTTGAATAATTAAATTATGATTTACGATAAAGATGAATTTTTTGTAACTTCTGCTGTATCAAGTATTAATGAAGGTAGGTTGGTAGAAGATACTAGTGAAGATTCTAGCAGTGAAAATGAAAGCACTCAAGATCAAGGAGCTTTTAAAAAAACAAGCACTAATAAATTAGAATCTACTCAGTTTTTAAAAACTGTAGATTTAATATGCGAAGGCCCTATAGAAGGTTTAGTTGATAAAGAGGGTAATTCTTTAAAATATTTAGGGGCTGAAGAAGTCAGTGATTTGGTTTTAGCTAAAGGAATTTATTATAATGATGTCGCTTTGTTGGATTCTAATACCAATAAATTTAATTATGTTACTTCTAATTTTAAAATAGATTACGGAGAAGAGTTTTCTAGTTTTGGAGATTTTCCTTCAACTATTTTTAATTATAAAAAACAAATGTTTTTGAATGAGAATAACCATCAACTAGGAGCACAGGGTGGGGTGAGTAACGAATTTTTTTCTATAAAAAAAGATGGAGGAATAGTTAGCTTTTTTGGGGCAGCGACGCAGAGACTGCTAAATAAATTTACTAAAGCTTCTGAAATTTTATCAAAAATAGAAAGCGCTAAAAGTGACTGCACTCCATTTAATCATAAAATTAAAAACAAATATTGCGATTCTTTGAAAGTGCAAATTGCTATAGACAGTTTATATTCTATCACCAGTGGTGGGAGTACGGCGTCTAGTCATTTAGAATTTGTTGTTCAATTATCAGAAACGGCTTCGGCCAATACGGTTTATACTTATGTTTCTATAAATGGGGTATCAAAGGGCGGCGTTTATGTTGTTAACATTCCTTTTGAATTAAATTTAGTTAACGATGGTTTAAGAGAGTATATTGTATCAGTTTTTCCTTTAACCGCGAAAATACCGCCTACTACAGCTGATGTAACTAAAAATTTCAGTGTTCATTCAATAGTTGAACAAGTCAGGAAAAAAGGTATTTTTTCTTACCCTTTTTCTTCTAAAGTTTCAGCGGTTGTTTCTTCGGATCATTTTCAATCAGATCCAGATAGAACATTTGATTTAAAGTTAAAAAAAATAAATATACCAGTTAATTATGATCCTGAAGCTAGAGAATATTCTGGAGTTTGGGATGGTACATTTGCCCCGTTTTTAAAGTGGACAGATAATCCTGCGTGGATATTTTATGATATTTGCGTGAATTCTAGATATGGTTTAGGAAATGGAGCAATAAATGAAAAAGATTTAAATAAATGGGACTTATATAAAATATCTACTTATTGCGATACGTTAGTTAAAACTTTTGCTCCCCAAAAATATAAAGAAGACGAATTTTCTACAGCACAATTTGCTGGCCAAGATTTGAAGGCTGTGTATATAGATAAAAGTGTAAGCGGTTTAAATTTGCGAGATGCAAAAGTAAAATATTGCCCTGTTTATAAGGGTGGTGATTTTTATAGTAAAAACGGTGGAGCTCAAAATTCTATAATTTATTTATATGATTTATATAACGAAGTTGATGGCAGAGTTTTTTCTAATAATTTTAAAAAAATTGTATGGAATGTTAGAGAAGGTAAAATAGAAGAAGGAAAATTTACTGTGACAGCTGAAGGTCAAGGTCGTGTTTTTAGATTAGATTTAGGTAACGATTTTGGAGCGAAGAGTAAAATAGAAAGTTATCCTAATGACGATTTATTGAATAAAGTTAAAGAAGATATAATTGTAGAAGATGATCCTGAAAAAGATTTAAGTATAAGATTAGGTGCTAGTTGTAAAAATTCTGAAGAAAAAGCCAAACAATCTGTTATTTTGTTTTATTCAGAAAATTATTCTGATCAAATACAGATAGAACATATAGTGAATTATTTTTCAGAAGATATATTTCCTTCAGATTATAGACCTAAAGATCCTTCAACAAACAGAATTCCTGTTTTGAAAGGAAGGTGTGTTCCTAAATGTATTGGTTACTCAGACGCTTTAGAAAGCAGGTTTACTGCAAATGTGTATATTGATAATAGCGTTGAGTGTTTAAAAATATTAAATGATTTAGCTTCTATATTTAGGGGAATGGCTTATTATAAGAACAATTTCATTACTTCAACTGTAGATGTTGATAAAAGACCTGTATATACATTTAACAATACTAACGTAAAAGACGGCTTATTCACTTATGCTTCAGGAAGTTTAGATGGTAATTACAGTGTTGCAAAGGTTTTGTATAAAGATAAAAATAATGTTTTTGAAGATGCTGTTGAAATTATAGAAGATTCAGAGTTAATTAAAGAATATGGTATAGTTGTAAAAGAGATATTAGGTTTTGGTATAACTAGTAAAGGTCAAGCAAGAAGAGCCGGTGAATGGATGTTGGCTACTAACCGTTTTGAAAATGAAACTGTGGCTTTTGTCACAGATATACAAGGTTTAATTTTAAGCCCTAGTGATGTTATAGAAATTAAAGACCAACAAAACTCTTCTTCGACCATTCAGGGAAGAGTTGTGTCTATTGATTATGATGATTGTTATATTATTGTAGACAGAAAAATAGATGTCAACTTAATAGATTCAGAAATTAATTTTATAGTGGATTCTACTGTGGTAAACCCTTCAAAAACAGTTTCTTCAGATGGTATTTTTGATGCAAATCCTAATTTTCAAAGTTTTACTATTCAGTCTATAGAGAATAATACCAATAAAATATATCTCCACAAAACAAATAATATAGATTTTTTGCCAGCTGTGTCTGCGGGTACACCGTTTACTATAAATGCAATTAGAAGTAATGAGCCAACACAGAATCTTTATAAGATAGTAAGTATAGCAGAAGAAGACGCTAATCAGTATTCTTTTTTCTGTATTAAGCATAGCCCTAATAAATACTCTTCGATAGATGATAAAACATTTGACGCAAGAGAAGAAAATGCTGGTGGTCCTGTTTCTTTTTCATCTTATTCAACAATTAAAGAATTAGATACTTCTGAAACTAGTGGAGTAGTTTCTTTTTACAATATTGAAACATTTAAAAGCACACAAGTTTTACAATCTAATTATGATGCTTTCTTTAGCGAATCAGACACAACTTTTGATTTACAAAATGAAAACAGTTTTGGTTTGCTTGTTGTAAAATTTGATGAATTAAGAACTCAAATACAAAACTTATCATCTTCGAGCGCTTATTATTCTACTGTTAATGATATTTTAAATAATGGTGGTGGTTTTATATGTAGGATTTTATATAAGAATCAATCTGTTAAAATAAAAATTCCTAATTCAGATGTTTCCGCAAAAAGAGTTCTTCTTGGCCGTGTTAGTAACACGGTTGTCGAAAATGCTGAGTCATCGTTTTTGAATTTAAAATTATTTATATATAATAATAAAGATCAAATAGTAGAGGTGTAATAAATAGTGTATTATGGTGCAAGCAACTGGACAATTAAGCGAAAATGTTGGTAAGTTTGTTATAAATTCAGTATCCCTTAAAAATAAGGGATTTTACACTGTTTTTGACGACACTCAATCCCCTGAATCTTACAGTTTCAATGGGTCGGCTGATAAATTTGCTGTTGTAACAGCTTTACAGGATGGTGATTTATCTTTTGATTTAAATGTTTTTGATCCTTCTTCGTCAAAAAATATATCTAGCGCTAAAATACGCTCTTTTGATTTTTCTGGTATTTCTGTAGATTTATATGACTATAATAGAACTTTTATTGCGCCTTTAGCGAATGGTCTGCAAAGCACAAATATTTTAGTAAAAAAACAACAAATAAAACAATATCTAAAAAGTAGCTCTTCTGATTATGAAACTTATGGTAGAACTTTCTTTGTTGATTTTAAAACTGTTGCTGTAGATGGATCTTCAGATACTTACACTTTATATATTGATTATCCTAAAGTAGAGATAACCGGTTTAGATATACAAAACACAAACCCCATAAGGGTGACTCCTTTGGTGAATGATTTTTCATACTTAAATACTATTGATATATATAGTACTCCTGATAATTCTATTTTGCCTACAGGTGTTTATGTAGATTATGATAAAGCTGAAAATTATCAAGTTGTACGTGAAAATTTTTCAAACGCTAGATACGCTAGGTCTATAAATATAGATGTTCCAGATTTAGTTTCTGGTTTTGTAGAAGTTTCAAATCCTTTAAATTTAGTATTAATACCAAGAGATTATTATTCAACAGGAGATTATTTCTTATCTTCTGGAATAAAAACAAGTTATTATGACGATACTAATTTGCCTAGCGGCATAGATAATATAACAGGTTACATAAAAGTCGATCAAAATAAATACGACAAAGATTTAAATGCAAATGCTTTTATCAAATGGGATGCTGTAAATTCAGATTATAGTTTAACTTTTGAAGCAGATGTATGCGAAAAAGATGATTCGGAGGTTTTAAATTATGTTATTTCTGCTACTTATCCGAAACTAGAAAGCGTTTCGTCTATTATTCATGGAACTGGCTCTGGTATTAATATAAACAGTTTAGGTTCAAATTATTATTCTGGAACTTCACCTGTATTTTCAGCTTATGGGCAAAATGGTATTCAATGGCAGGATCATACTTTATATATTGATAATTATAATTCTTTGCCTTTAGGGTTATTTCCTACAGGCACTGATTTAAAATATGTAACAGAGGTAAGGATGCCCAAAGGGCAAATATCCGATCCTAATTTATATTTTGTTTATAGTTATAATAGTGGTAGTAATGAATTTTCTATATTACCTAGTGGTGGTCAATATACTGGAACTGTTTATACAGGAACTTACACCGGCTCTAAACATACTGGTCAACACTCGAATCCAGAAACATATGGACCTTTTGGTTCCCGTGGTGTATCTGGATTAGTTCCTTTACCTGTCAATTATGAAACAGGTATATTATTAGCTTCAAGGTTAACAGGGTTTACTGGTGAATATGATTTTATTGCCTCGCAATTTGAGCCTCACATAAAAGTACCTGTAAAGCCAAATAAAGATTATGAAATAAAAGTAAGAGCATCTTATTCTGATGGAAGCTGCTCTGATTTTTCTGAAAGCTTATTTTTTACTTCTGGACAAGTGATTAATAACATGGAGCAGATTTTTTCTGGCAAATATGTTATAGCTGGTTCTGGAGCTACAGGTTTTATTCCTTTCTTTAGTGGAGAAGATTTAATACATAATTCTGAGATTTATCAAAACGAATCTGGCAGCATAGGTATTGGAATAACTGGAGACGATATTTCTGGTCAATTACATGTTGGTGGAGATGTTTTTGTTAATTTAGTTACTGAAGATCAAAATGCTGATAAAGTTTTAACATGGAACGCTGATAGTAAATTAATTAGTTTTTCTACATCTGGTTTAAGTGGTGGAGGCACTGGAACTTCTGGAACTTCAGGAAGTAGTGGAACTTCAGGTTCTAGTGGCTCTTCTGGATCTAGTGGCTCTTCTGGATCTAGTGGATCTTCTGGGTCAAGTGGAACTTCAGGAACAAGTGGAACTTCTGGATCAAGCGGTTCTTCTGGATCTAGTGGATCTTCTGGATCTAGTGGATCTTCTGGATCAAGTGG